AACTTCTTTTATGTCTCTGCCTTCTACGTGGATTTCTTTGATGATGCCTCTCCAAAAACGACGTTTGTTTTCTTCTGTCATCACATCGTATAGACCTCTAAAATCGGTTTTAAGCAGTTTTTTCAATGGCTCAAGGTCTCTTTCAGCAGGGGCGTCTTCGCTTTCTGCTTTGGCTATCAGAGCCTTCAACTCGTTGGATTCTTGAATGTACTCGCTGTCTGACTTGTTGCCAGCCATATATATGACATTCAACTTGCGCAGCTTTTCTTTTAGAGCAGCGACATCTGTCTTGCGTTTCTTCACTGGTGCGGCTTTTTCTACTTCAACAGATTCTATTTCAAGCTTTATCAGTTTTTCAAGATTGTCAAGCAAATATTGCTCAGCTCTTTTTTCTGAAACAAGAAGGTTGTAGTCACAAAGATGCTCTATACCACCTTTGCAACGATAATGTTTATACATCACGCCGTAGTGGTTTATGGTGCTTGTTGAACACAATATTTTGCCACAACTGGGGCATTTGAACAATCCAGTGAACAAGTAGACTCTGTTGTTTTGCGTTTTTTTGACGTTTTTCTTTTCAGTTATTTTGAGCCAATCTTCATGGCTGACATATGGCTCGCAAAAGTCTTCAACGCCACGACAATGACCAGTGTAAAACTCATTGAACTTTACATCTCTCCACGACTTCATTGAGCGTTGCAAGTTGTGAGTGCGATTCATATAAGTGCCAACCTTGTTGAGGTTGTTATACTTGACCATCAAATCCCAAAATTCCTGCACAAGATCCTGTGTTTCCTCGTCTTTGACTAGTCTTGCAATGCCGTTTTCATCCTTTTGTTTTTTGTAACCCCAGGGTATAGCACTGAAATAAACTTCTTTGTTTTTAAGCTTATGCTCGAAAACAACTTTGATACGTTCAGAAGCACGTTCACGCTCGTTGGCTGCAACAGACAGCATGATATTAACTTTCAATCTACCATCGGCAGTAGCAGTGTTGTAGTCTTCCAAAACAGCTTGCCAAGGCACATCGTATTTCTCAAGAATTTCTTGCACCTTGTAATACTCTTCGATACTTCTAAACCATCTGTCTAGTTTTGTAAATATGATAATATCAATTTTTCCAGCTTGTACGTCATCTAGCAGTTTTTTCAATGATGGGCGTTTGAGAGGTGATTTTGCACCGGAAATACCTTCATCTGTGTAGTGACCTACAATCTTGTATTTCTTTTCTTTACAAAAGTCTTCAAGAGTTGCCCTTTGAGTGTCGATAGAATACCCATGTAAGGCTTGCTCCTGTGTGCTAACACGTTCATATAAACCTGCTCTTAATACATTGTTCATTTAGTATCTCTCCCTTATTAGATGTTGACAAACAACGCGACCAGCAATCCACAAATTGTGACTGCTAATGTTATTGTCAACGATATAATTGCACATTGTTTTCGTTTTAAATGTGTTCGTTCATGTAAAAGAGTTTCTTTTAGAAATTCGTTTTCTTTTTTAAGTTGTTCATTGTATTCCTTTAGATGCTCGTTGTTTTCTGGTTGGATAGCACAAGGTTCGCCACCCCACTTGCCACCAACGCCCTCAATGAGTGCTTGAAGAATACGGTATATTGTATCGTGTCTTACGTCATCACGATATTTTATTCCGTCAATTGTTCCTTTGGGAATGCCTGACCATTCGGCCAATTTGGCATTGCTTATTCCGTGTATCTTTTGGTACTTATCTACCCATTCAACGATTCCCTTTGTTGACATGGACATGAAGTTTGGGCCTGCGCATCTCTTTTCTGCAATAGCAGAGCAGTGTAGACATTTGTCAAATGGCATAAAATCCTCCGGTTTGCGTATATGAATATGAAATTTGCGTAAACGAAAAGGGTTTTTTCGTATTTATATATGTTTTTTGCGTATCCGTGTATTGATTATTTTGATAACGCTGACTATTATGAGTTCACAGAAATGTAACAACAAATTCAAACTTATCGCAACAACACCCCATATACTTTACACGTACCAAACAACATGAGTCCCCAAAGAAGGAGAACGCCGTATGGAAGAGGAATATCTGAATGAAATCTATAAGCTATTACAACAGTGTCACGACATTGAATTGTTAGATCTCATCTTGAAATTACTTCAAAAGAGCATTTAACATTTGTTCCACGCTGCGAACTTGGGCGGCGTCCATCCTTTCAAGACTTGATACCAAAGATAAAAAATCAGAATCAGCGCGCAAACGAACAATGATGTTAGCAATAACTTCATTGTTCTTTTGCATTTCCGACTTATCCTCAATCAAATCAGACTTCAGAATACCGAAATAATTAGCAAGCATTTCTATCTTATCAATGCGTGGATATTTATGACCCATTACCCAATTGTTGAAAGTAGAAGCTGCTACACCTATAACCTCAGCTATTTCCTTCTGTGTTTTGCCAGAACGCTCTATGTAGCGCGTCAAATTTTTAGCAAAAATATCTCTGTTTCCTAAATTTGTCATTTATTCACCATCCTTTATTGACATTATTCTACATCAAATTCGCTAAAAAGTAAATCATTTTTCAAAAAAATTTTCCAAAAGGGGCTTGACAAAGCTATTCTGCGATAGTATTATCAGGATGAAATTCGCTTTAAGCGTATCGCCAGGAGGTGAAAGGCATGGAAAAAATATCATTAGCGTCAGCCAGAGTAAACGCTGGTCTTAGTCAAAAGGAGGCCGCAAAGCTTCTTGGTGTTAGCAATAAAACACTATGCAATTGGGAAAAGGGAAATACATTTCCAAACGCAAACCACATCATCAGACTATGTAAGCTTTACAACACGACATATGAGCGCATTAATTTTTTGCCCAACAATTCACTTTAAGCAAATTTAACAGGAGAAACGACAATGGAATTAAAGGAAAGAATAGAAGAATTATTATCATCAATTTTGTCGGATCAATTTGAAGCAAAAATCACTATCAAATTCAAGGAGGAATAAAAATGTGCGAATTTTGTCATCGCTCACCACATCTTCCAGGATGCCCAAACGAACCTGAGCCACTCCATGTATACACTTGTTCGGGTTGTGGTGCCAGCATCGTTGATGGTGAGGATTTTTACAGAATAATGGGTGAACCCTTTTGTGAGGAGTGCATACGGAATGCAAAGGAGGAGGCAGTCTATGACGAAACTTACGAGTCGTAATTATCACTCTGCAATCGCAAACAAGCATTGGTTTAGCGTGTCTCAATTTAAGAGCTTTATGAAATGTCCTGCATCAGCGATGGCAGAACTAAAAGGAGAATATGAGCCAGAGCGTGGCAGAGCATTGGTTTTAGGCAGCTACGTTGATGAGCATTTGACAGGCACTCCGAAGTCAATGGAGACCTTCATAAAGGAGAACTATACAGCACTCTACAAAAAGAATGGGGAGCCATATGCAGATGTTGCTCAAGCAGATGAGGCCATAAATCGCATACGAAATCAACCTCTGATGCTTAAGTATCTCACAGGAAAGTTCCAAAAAATCATGACTGGTGAGATTGCTGGCGTGCCGGTAAAAATCAAGATGGATTGTTACAAGGATGGAGAGTTTATCAGCGATTTAAAATATCTTGCATCATTGCGTTCGCCTAACTTATTCACAAACGTTGTGGATTACTGGAATTACACACTGCAAGGGGCAGTGTATCAAGAAATCGTGTATCAAAACACGGGGAAGAGATTGCCATTTTATTTGGTTATTGCAACAAAAGAAAAGCCGTGCCATGTCGCTGTAGTAAAGATAGACCAGTTTGACATGGATGAGCAGTTGGAAATCGTGCAGCAAAACATCGGAAGATTCCAACAAATGAAACTTGGTTTGCTGGAACCGGAACGTTGTGAAGAATACGGGTGTGATTACTGCACTATAACAAAAGTTCTAACAGAGCCAATCCCGGTGGAGTATCTAGCAAAATCTACAAGAGAAATTCAGGCTATGAACGGAGAGTTGTAGTGTGCAAGCGATAGAACGGCACATAGCAGAAATGAAACGGCTAAGAATAGCATTCAACAACACAAGAAGTGGTTATCTCAAAAACGAGTACGCAAAAGCCATACGACGTATGCAAGGGGAGTTGCGAGAATACTGCGATTATAGGGGCTTAAGCTACAAAGAAGTAATAAACAATCTGTTTTAGGAGGAGATATGGAGAACGAAATAATCGACATGGACGTATTTGAGGAAAACATGCCAAATGTAATCATAGGCATTCTCAAGATAGCAATGGCAGACTACAAGCAAGCAATCAAAAAGAAACAACAACGAAAGATAAGAAAACTTGAGGCGTTCTTCTACTCAGATTACTGCGAGCAAATGCTTGCTTACATTGGATTTGACGAAGATCTATTTTACGAGAAACTATCCCGTTTGCAAAAACAATACGTATAAAAGGAGCTTTTAACGATGGCAACAGCAATTATCTATGGCCCTCCTGGTAGTGGTAAAACAGTCAATGCCACACTTGTGCCAGGCAAAACGTTGCTACTTTGCAGCGACAACTCATCGGTGGTATTAAACCACTTTGAACGCCCAGATCTCACGATAAAGAATATTGCTAGTTTCAAAGAATTCGTGGCTGAGTTCGAAAAGGCAACTCAAACAAAACAGTACGATACGGTTATTACCGACTGCTTAACAGACTTAATTGATGGGTACATTGTCGAATGCCGTGAATCTGGCAAATTCAACGATATTCGTCAAGCATACATGAACGTGTATACCAAAGTCAAGTTTTTTGTTCGAGCAGCAGCGCACTGTGGAACAGACTGCATTTTTACTTGCTGGGAGGATATTGAAACTCTAACTGATAATGAAGGCAATATTATCAACAGACGTTCTCCATTGCTGCCAGCAAAAATCAAGCAACAAGTATGTGGCTTGTGCAACATTCTTGCAGTCATGAGTACAGGCAAAGACAAGGGAAACGAAACACGCTGGTTCTATATCACTGAAGGCAATGAAACACGCATGTGCAAGGATCAACTGCACAATCGAAAATCTTGTCTTCCACAACACCTATTTACAAATAACAAATAAAAAGGAGACGTAACAATATGGCTATTAATTTTACATATGATGCATCACAATACGAGGAAAAAGATTTCAGCATTATACCTGAAGGCGATTATCGAGTGAGAATCTCTGACGTGCAAGAAAAGACATTTAGGTCTGGCAACGAGGGCTTTGAAATCACTCTTGACGTAAACGGCAAAAATAGTCGCTTGTGGTTCTACCTTGTTATTGATGCATCCAATCCAAAGCAAACAAACCAAAGACTTGGTGCATTCTTTGATTCATTCGGTATTACCAACCATAATCTTGCTGCATATAACACTTGGGTAAACAAGGCTGGTGCCGTTCGAGTAAAGCATGAGGAATGGAACGACACTGTGTCTGCAAAAGTTGCTTATTGCATTGCTAAAAACAAACAAGACAAACTTGCACCTTGGGCAGATAACAGTGTAGAAGATGTGCCGTCATATTTGCGACCGATTGCAGTGAATGAGGAAGACCTCCCGTTTTAAAGTGAGGTGAATATGAAAAGTATTAAAGTCGAACTATCTGATGAACTGGAATGCGTTGAACTGCACACCTTTAGCGACTGGCATATCGGAGACGAGTTCTGCGATATGCAGTCCATCAAGGATGAAGTGGATCGTGTCAAAGAAACGCCCAATGCCTACTGCATCTTGAATGGCGATTTGTGTAACACGGCAACAAGAGCATCGGTAAGTGACATCTATTCCGAAAAGATGTCCATCATGGAGCAAATACAAACGTGCATTGATTTGCTTGAACCCATCAAAGACAAGATACTTTTTATCGCCAACGGCAACCACGAAAATCGCACCTACAAGAGCGATGGTGTGGACATTGTGAAGATTATTGCCAAACAACTGGACTTGGAAGACAAGTATTGTAGTGCAGGTGGCGTGTTGTTTCTGCGTTTTGGCAAACAGGACAAGCATTATCACAGAAGAAAGCAATCATATTCCGTCTACATCACACACGGTACTGGTGGTGGCAAAAAGGCTGGTAGCAAGGTCAATCGATTGGAAGACCTTGCTAGCATTGCCGATTGTGATATCTACATCCACAGCCACACCCACTTGCCACTGATATTCAAGCAATGTTTTTATCGTCTGAGTTGGCAGAATAGCACCGTATCTATGGTGGAAAAACTGTTCGTAAACAGCAATGCACAACTCAACTACGGTGGTTATGGCCAAGTGCAAGGGTTCAAGCCAGCAAGTAAATCAGCACCAGTCATCTATCTAAATGGATGCAGAAGGGAGATGGTCGCAAGGCTATGATTACTCTACGTGACTACCAAGAAAATCTGTATATTAAAACTCAAAACGCATTTCGTAACGGCTCTCGCAGGGTGTTAGTTGTAGCACCCTGTGGAGCTGGCAAAACATTTCTGTTTGCTAAGATGGCAGAAAACACAAAGGGTGAAGTACTGGTTTTAACGCATCGCCAAGAGTTGCTCAAGCAAACGAAACAACTGTTTGAAGAGCATGGGATCAACGCAAGGTTCTCCATGATTTTAACGGAAGCTAATCGTCTTGGGCAATACCCAAAACCAAAGCTTATTATCACAGATGAAGCACACCTGTCAAGGAGCAACTCTTGGGTTAAGGTTTTGGACTATTATGACACTTTTGTTTGTGGATTTACTGCCACTCCAGTTAGGCTTGACGGCAAACCACTTGGAGACATCTATGACACGTTGGTGCAAGAGGTTTCTGTCAAGTATCTAATAGAGAACCATCGCCTTGCACCCTATGAGTACTATGCTCCAACAGCAGTGGAAACGGATGGATTGCGTAAGCAAGCTGGAGACTTTGTTATCTCAGATATGGAACAACTCATGAGTGACCGAGCAATCTATTCAGATGTCTACAAATCATGGACAACTCTTGCAAGGGGACAAAAAACCATTGCTTACTGTGTATCGGTAAAACACGCAAAGAAAACGGCAGAACTGTTCAACTCTAACGGCTACAGTGCTGTTGCAATTGATGGCAACACACCGGATAGAGAACGTGAAGACATTATGGAGAGATTCCGTGAAGGCAAAATAACTGTCTTGTGCAACGTTGGTATCATTTCTGAGGGTATTTCTATTGATGACGTTTCTTGTTGTCTATTATTGAGACCTACCGAAAGCCATGCTTTGTATTGGCAACAAGCCATGCGATCTATGAGATACCAGCCAAACAAGGTGGCAATTATTATCGACTGCGTGGGCAACTATCTAAGGAATCCACTGCCAGATGCTGATGTTGAGTGGTCTTTAACACAATCGATACAAAAACGCAAGCAGTTTGACTCTGAGGGCAATTTCACAATCAGAACATGTGCAAAGTGTTTCAAGGTTTTCAAGACAGCATCCGTTTGTCCCTACTGTGGCTATGAGTACAAAACGCACCCAAGAGAACTCCAACGCAAAGAAGAAATCCAGTTGCAACGTATCACTGCGGAGCACGCTATACAAGTGGAGTTGGAGCGCCAGAGACTGCGTAGGGAACAAGGACAAGCAAGAACTTTTGCAGAACTCGTTGCCCTTGGTCGTAAACGCGGGGTAAAGAAACCTGCATTTTGGGCTCAATGCATATTGAAAAGCAGAAAAGGGTAGAGGTGATGTAGCATAAATAAGGAAACAATCCTGCAAAACAAAATCATCGTTGCATTGTGTGAGCGTGGTCACTATGCAGCAAACCACACGGTTGGCGAGTTTTATACCCAGTATGGTACTATGGTCAAGATCGGCAATCCTGGAGAGGCAGATATATACGGTCATCGTAAAGATGGGAAGGCATTCTACCTTGAAGTGAAGTTGCCTGGCGAAAAACCACGCAAAAACCAAATAGATTTTATCGAAGCTATGTATCGAAGCGGTGCCATCGCTGGATGGTGTACAACGGTTGAAGATGCAATCAGAATTGTGGAGGGAACAACATGACAGGCTTTGGTTCAAGACTTAAAAAGGTGCTGCAAGAACGTAACATGACTTACGAAGATTTGGCAGAAAGCACATACATGTCCAAAATGGCCATTTACTATTATATCAAGGGTGATGTGTTGCCAACTGCGGACAATTTAAAAGCAATTTGCATTGCATTAAACGTTAGTGCAGACTACATGCTTGGATTGGAGGAGAGGAAATGAAAGTGGAAGCAGTAGTGTCGGTTATCATTGCTCTTATCATTGCCCTTGTGGTGCTTGCTAAGTGCAAATCACCATCCTACGAATGGACTAGGACATTGTACTTGGTCAATCGCGGGGAGACACTGTGGAGCATCTGCCAAGAGTACTGTCCGGACAAAATGGACATGCAAGAATACATCTACCTTGTCAAAAAAGAGAACAACATGGTATCATCAGTTATCCATGAAGGAGACACGCTGACTTTACTAAAAGAGGTGAAAAATAAATGAAAATTAAGCATAACAAGCTTGTTCGAGACAACATTCCGGACATTATAGAAAGAAGTGGCAAAAAAGCACATTACCGTGTGCTGAACGATGACAAAGATTTTGACAAAGCATTGAAGGCCAAGCTTATAGAAGAAGCCAACGAGCTGTATATTGCCGAAAGTGAGGAAGAATGCATTGAGGAGCTTGCAGACATCGTGACGGTGCTGTCCGTCTTGCTTGCCAAACGTGAGCAAACAAAAGCTGTTGCAAGGGCAAAACTGTCGCAAAAAGGTGGTTTCACTAAACGTTACTTCTTGGAGAGTGTTGAAGAGTGAAAAACGATACAAACGAAATTAAACTAAAAATATCGGTTCTAGATTATCTACAACGTTATATGGGAGTCAGTGCGAGAGAAAATTCTCGCATTGTTTCCCCACTCAGAACAGGTGCAAGCAATCCCACATCATTTCAAGTGCAACGAGATTTTTGGTGGGATTTTGGTGGTGGCTTTGGTGGTGATGTCATCGACTTGTGTGCAAGGCACAAGTTTGGTGGGGACATCGGCAAGGCCATTCGTTTTTTGGCTGAAGCAACAGGAACCACAACAGAAGACTATTCCAAGTGGCGAGACTATACACAACACCTATGCAATCAAATTGCCTATTGGCACACACAACTGACGGGAGCCGACAGAGAGTATTTGCATTCTCGTAGAATTACCGATGACACAATTGCTAAGTATCGCATAGGTCGAAACGAGGAAGGTCGTCTTGTTATTCCATATTATCGTGAAACTAATGGCCCTGTGGTGTACTACGCAACAAGGTCTATGCCTGGTTGCAGATATCCTAACTCCAAGTATCGCAAGATGGCAATCGACAACTACAACAACCATTGCGTATTTGGGTTGGACACGATCAGTTCTGGTCGTAGGGATGTGCTGTTTATTGCTGAGGGTGCCTTCGATGCACTATCAGCTATACAAGCAGGATATCCAACCATCTCTGCCATCACAGGACGTTTTTCTGCACAGCAAATCAAGGAAGTTATTTCTATTGCTAAGATGTTTGAACAAGTTGTCATCTGCTACGATGATGACTCTATGACATCGCAAGCCGGTGAGCATTTTACCATCGACATGGCACAAATGTTGTTTCGAAATAACATTCCATTCAAGGTGGGTACAACACCAAATTACCACGATGTTTCCGATTATTATGCAGCTGGCAATGACATTTCGCTTATTGTGGCCAATGCACAACCTGGTATGCCGTTCTTGGCAGCACAATCAAAGACTATAGACGACTTAAAACGCTTTGTATTTTCTGTCAATCGTCACTGTGATGCTGTTGCTATATCGGAAATTATCAACGCATGTGCAGACAAGTTTCCATCACGTAGTCTTGATGCTCTTGCAAAGATGGCGTCCAAGCCACCAACAGAATCGGATGTTGCTGACGAGATCATCAAGAAACATAATGTCATCTACATCAACAACGTGGGCTTTTACGAGTGGGATGGTCGCATTTGGTCACGAATATCCGACAATGATGTTCGCAACTATGCCGATGCAACCTATGGCAAGCAATTTACAACAGCAAACCGTGTAAATGCTGTCTGCAATCTGCTTAAAGCTCGTACCGTTCGTGATGTGACTTTTGACCGAAACCCAGTTTTAACATTCCAAAACGGCACTTTAGAGATTGAAACTGGCAAGTTCCGTGCTTTTTCCGAGTTCGACTTTTGTTCCATTATTATGGAGTATGACTACAACCCAGAAGAGACATGTCCTGTGTGGAATGATTTCATTCAAGATGTCACCAACGATGAACCAATCTCACAAGAAAACTTGCAGATGATTGCTGGCTATGTCCTTTTCCCTAACTGCAAGTATCAGCAAGTGTTTATTCTTATGGGCGATGGTGGTAACGGTAAATCTGTTTATTTGGAAGTAGTGCAGAAGATATT